AGACAGAAGCTTTTGAATACTCTCAACAATTTTGAGAAGAAAGTTCCGTCTTTTATGTCAGGAGTCAGTAGTGAAACGTTACAGTCTACTACTGATATTCTGTCTGGTATTGGGACGATGAGTCCTACTATTTTAGTTGCTATTACTTCTGCATGGTATGCTCATTCAAGAACTTGGCCTTCTTATGCTATGTTTATAGGAAGTGCCATTTATTTTGTTATTAAGAGTCCTGATCAATTAACTTTTCTTTTAAAGTTATATATGAATCTTAGTGATAAAATACCTGAGTGTCCTGATTTAGATATGGATGCTATTGAACCTCAATTTTCTGATTCCACCTTGGAATTAGTAGGTTCCATTATTGCCTCAGCCCTTATTGGGGTCGTTGGTGCAGGATCTAAAGCTTCTGCTACTGCTTTGACGTTGACTTTCGTTAAAGATTTTAGTAGAGCTAAACTTGGAATGGTAGAGATCGCAAAATTAATTGTTAAGTTTGTAGAATCTCTAGTTAATTTCTTTCGGGAAACCTTTTTAGATTTACCATCTGTTAGGTTTTTAGATTCTTGTTCTCGTGAAATTGATATGTTTACTGACGAAGTTAGAATTTATTCCTTTAAGTTTAATAGAGGATCTCTTCCTTCAACAGAAGAAACATATTCTAGTATTGTTTGTCTTTAGAAGTAGGAAAACACCTTCTTAAGACAATTCCTAAAGATAAGTACACAGATGCATCGTTGCGTATGATTCATGATGATTCAAAATCATTGCAACGTATTCTAACTGAGTTGGAGCGTCAAGATGTTACTCTTAAAGGAATGAGGCAAGAGCCTGTAGGTATTTTATTTTCAGGTGGACCTGGTACTTCTAAATCTTTAGCTGCTGCTTATTTGTGCAATACTGTCGCTCCTGACGGATTGACTTCTGAAGAAAGAGTAGAATTTGATTCAAATCCGGGTCCTTTTATCTATTCTAGAAAACAAGAGATGGTTTTCTTTGATGGATTGACTAATAGAGCTAGAGTTTTCTTTTATGATGATCTCTTGCAAGCTCGTGATGTTGCTGGTTCTCCTGCGTGTGAAGCTATGGAAC